AATGCCCAATATTCTGGCCAAACAGGTTTTTTATTATCTCCATGGTCCATGATCGCCGGAAATTCTACCACTTCCCACTGATCACCCTTAACTTTTTTTTGATTATCCAATAATATTCCTGTTAAATCTTTTTTTGACCACCTAGTCATAACTAAAACTATCTGACCACCAGGTTGTAAACGTTGTCTAGGTCCTGATGTGTACCATTCATACGCATTGTCAAATGCATTAGCTGACATTGCATCTTGCTCAGAGTGCGGATCGTCAATAATCAAAAGGTCAGCACCCCGTCCGGTGATTGCACCGCCGACACCAGCTGCAAAATACTCGCCACCTTGTGCTGTTTCCCACCTACCAGCGGCTTGACTGTCTTCTCTTAAACTGGTTTCAAATATTTTAGAATATTCTTCACTATCAATCAAGGTTTTTGCTTTACGACCAAATCTTACAGCAAGTTCACCTGTGTGAGTTGCTTGAATAATCTTGAGTTTTGGATTACGGCCCACCATCCAAGCAGGAAGTAAGTAAGAAGCAAACTCAGACTTAGTATGTCTGGGTGGCATATTTACAATTAGTCTATTAATTTTTTTATTAGCTAGGTCATTAAACTTTTGAGCTATAACTCTGTGGTGCGCGCCTTCTATAAACTCTGGCCACACAGCTTTTGTAAAAGACATAAAATCGTCTTTTGCTTTTCGTTGAATTTTTTTTTCGGCATGCATAACTTTAAATCTTTTATATTGTGCACGAACGTCGGAAGGTAACTTATCTATTTCTATATTTTTTTTCATAAAAAATTTTTTATAATTTTTTGCACCTTTTTACCAGTGGAGAAGTATTATACCACCCTTAACTGTCTAAAACAAGCAATACAACCCAGAGTAGTGGGACCCCTTTTTTATATAAAGGGTATCGACTTATACTAAACAAAAACAAACCCAACCGGGTTTGGTACCTCTATTGATTATGAATATATATTGTGTGGGTGAGTGTGACCCAACAGGGTCACACATGTATGTGATTAGTCTAGTACTACCATGTATTGTTTTGCAAAGTGTTGCTTGAACCAGTCCAGTCCTTTACGTACTGTATCATAGTCACCAAACATTTCAGAGCCAATGATTGCATCATACACAGCCGCCGCAAACTCTGGCATTGTAGTTGATTGACCACTGAATCTATTCTTAACTGTTACCTCTGCTGTTGGGTCTTCTGGTAACTGTACATCAAATGGTAACTTGTAGTCTTTGTTATTGTATTTAATTGTTTTCATGTTTTCTCCTGTATTTGTTAATAGCCTTATCCTATACTATCCACCATTGTTGTCAACTGTTGTTATCTGAGTATTGTAAGAACCCCACCTGTCTGGTTGACTATCTCTAGTTACATTGATTGGTGTTTCAAGAGCCTCGGTCCTTGGGTGTAACGCGATGACCTCTCTTACATATGTATTAGCAAAATCATTGTAACAACCATTGCTACAAAAATAAGAATACATATTTAAATGCTCGCCACTATTCCATCTCTCTTGTTTTACTTTTTTAGTTCTTAAAACCTTGCTACCCTTAACACCTCTTATTCTATCCTGGGTGTGATGTTTATGGCAATCTGGTCCATGACACCAAACAAAATTACTCATTGTTATCTCCCTCGGTCATTTGAAACCTTGCCAAGATTTTGGCATGGCTTTCTATTGCAGTTTCTAGAGTCTTAATTCTATCCTCTAAGAACTTTATTTTTTGTCGTTCAAATTGCTCAGCTTTGTTTTTAGTGTGCAATTCAAAATGCTCATCTGTTAATTGTGTCATGATTGTTTTCCTTTGTTAAAAGATTTAGTCAATTGTTCTTGTCTAAAAAGTTTTCTGTCTGCCTCGGCAATTTCCATTTCACACCATATGAAAAGTAAAAAACCGATAATCATTATTACTATACCTATACCCATAATTATATTCCACTCCATTATAACCTCACTTTCCAACTGCCTTTAGCAGTTCTATAATTGTCTGCGTCCATGTCAAAGTATGTCATTAGCTTTGCACCTTGCTTGCTTGTCCAATATCTACATTTGTCTGTCCACTTGCCTTGTCTTGTTATGTGTTTTTTATCCTTATTAGAATAATAAGTTATTTTGAATTGTGTGTTGTTTTCCATGTTATTTCTCCTGTATGTTATTAAGGGGAGTATATCCTATATACTCCCCCATTGTCAACTGTTTAATTTACTGTTGCTTGTTGCATTATTGACCTTGCAATGGCAATTTTTTCCTCTCTAGTTTGCTCAACTTTATCTTCTAAAAGACTAGCCAAGTTTTCTGGGCTATAAACTGATAAAGCCATACTGCTACTTTCATTTAGTATGCCCTCATTTAAAGCAATACCAAGTTTGTCAGCTAGTGCTTTAGCTTGGTCAAAGTATCTGTAAGATTTTAAACCAAGTTTTAGTTTTTCCATTTTACCATTTACATGTTCATATAATTGTTGATGACATAGAATTACATTCTCTCTCAAACTATTAAACATTTTGAAAGTTTCAAATGTTTCTTGGTCAACTGCAAACATACGACTATGACAATAAGAAGAACCAATAGTAGTTAATTGGAAATCTTTTTCCCACTCATCTTTATAAGACATTTGAGTTTTATTATCATTGCTACTATTCTCATGCCCTGTAAATTTATTTACTTGGCTTTCCATAGTGTAATAGCTTGGACTTCTTTTGTCGTAGTTATTATTAAGTGCAACATCAAAATCTGGGTTAAGACCTTTAGCTTTAATCTCATCTCTATAATAAGACCTTGCAAAAGATTTACCTAAACTAAATTTTACATGTTCTTCATCAATAGTTTCTTTTGGGTTTCCCTCATAGTCGGTGTCCATTCTTGGTGGTGCAGTAAAGTAAAAGCAGTTATCATTATATAACTCTCCACCACTCCGATTGTATTTAGCAATCATACTTCTAATTGTATCTACATCTTCTTGGGGTTGATGATGTCTAACAACTGTTTCAGCTAAAACTTTCATTTTAGTTCTAGCAGTATTATAGTCAGCGATTGCTTTTTTGTGCAGTTCATTCTTTGGACTATTTTGTTCAAAGTGATTTTGAAATACATCTGCAATAGCTTTTCTTTTTTCACTATTTAATGTTAGTCTTTTTTCTGACATTTGTTTTCTCCTGTATTGGTTAAATTAAAATTGTTTTAGCACTTGACAATTAATCTGTCAAGTATTATATAGGATATGTCGGAAAGGCTTAAAAAGCGATCGTGCCAATCTGGCTTTCTGGTCAACCTACCAATTTTTATTGTCGGGGTTGACCGGGTTATTTGGTGGACTCTATTACTGCCCAAAGCCACATGCGAGCGGGGTGGGAAGAGAGTCCTCCTAATGAAAAAGGCACACATTCCGCTCACCAAATGCTTCGCGCTAAGTGACTTCGGGTGGGGCAGCCTTTGCTCAGCGTTGCCGGGTCCTGAGGCTAAGGGGCGCGCTGGGTTTATATGATTTGTTATTTGCTGGCTGAGCCTTTAGGTCCTTGCTATAGCCCGGACCTATAAAGACGAGGGATGTATGAATTGACATAAGGTCCTCGGCAGCCTGCTAATAAAAAAATACAACCTGTGGTTGAAAAGAAAAATTCAACCTGTGGTTGAAGCTTCAAGCAGCAAGCTTCAAGCAGCAAGCAACGCTTGACAATGGTTCAGGGATCATGTAGGATGAGTATATTAACAAATACAGGAGAAATAAATGACAGACAATGACAAGAAACTACACCAGCAAACTATATAGAAGAGATCCTTCACCTAGTGAAGGCTGATCAGGAGCGGTCAAGAAAATATATGGAGGAGAGAAAAGATGACTAAGTTTAAATTTGTAGGAGTGCACACGCTGCACTTCCAGCTAATGGATGAAGACGGCAACACTGACGGTAAACTCTACGAGTATACCGGAGACCACTCCAGCTTCGCGGACGGTATAGATCCTGAAGAACTGGAAGAGGTAACCAGTGAGTAAAATTAATAAATCAGGGTCGGAAAATGTTCCGATCCTGATCGGCCACTGGCGCTGGCTCCAGGCCCAAGGACCAAGCTACAAGCAGCAAGCGGCAAGCTGCAAGCGCCAAGCTGCAAGCTTGACAAGACAACATTATAAGGATATAGTATCCTATAAAATACAGGAGAATAAACAATGAATATAAAAGAAGCACAAGCAATAACTCACACACTATCAAAGCCGGGCAAAATGCCTGGCTTCGCATATTCAACGCCAGCTCACGAATGCAAGACTGGGACCAAGCTCAGGGCCGTTCCTAACAGTGTCTGTTCTAATTGTTACGCCTACAAGCGCGGCCGTTACAGATTCCAAAATGTAATAGACGCACAGTATAAAAGATTCAGGTCCCTGACCCATCCTAAATGGGTGGAGGCAATGGCAGCTCAAATCAATTCTAAAAAAGTAAAATTCTTTAGATGGCACGATTCAGGCGATGTTCAAAACCTGGACCATCTAAGACGGATCTATGCTGTATGCAGGTTGACGCCTTCAGTTAAACACTGGATGCCAACCCGTGAAGCATGGACCAAGGACTATATTGTTGAAGCTCCTGACAATCTTGTTGTCCGGTTCTCCATACCGATGGTGGACCAGGCAGCAGGTAACAGCTGGCCCAATACTTCAACAGTCTCAACTAAAAAAATTGATGTAACTTGCCCGGCGCCTCTTCAGGGCAACAAGTGCAAGGACTGTCGAGCTTGCTGGGACAAATCAGTTTCAAATGTTTGCTACGGTGAACACTAAAAAATTCCCGCGTGGAATACTGGATCAGGTCATTAGCTGTGGCATAGGGCGACGGCCTTCGACCGGGCGTGCACCTGATCCGGGCCTTATGAAGTCGCAAGCAACAAGCAAGTCACAAGCAGCAAGCGTCAAGCTTTCGAACCAACCTGGTCAACTAACAAGCGGCAAGCATCCCAACCATAACCACAAGCGTCAAGCGACAAGCCTAAAGTTACAAGCTCATTGATCCGAGAACCACGGTACATGGATATTGGAGAAGTTTTAGAGGAGCAAGGACCAAGGGTCTTTGCAAGGATAAAAGTATTGTATGGATGTTTAATATGGAAGCCAATTTGATGTGGCGAAAATCGAAGTTTGTTACCTTTAGTTACCTTCAGTTCTATAGTACAAAAGTTCCCAGAAGTATTACAGACCAATAAATCAGGAGTACCGAGTAAGCTAATATTTTCAAGCCTGATAAGGGAAAACTGTTTAAAGTTTTGCTTAACATTTTGGTAAAATTTAGCCTCTGGGCCCATATGTTTTTCAAGGTAACCACGTCGTGTATTATGGTAGTGGTGAACGTAATTTATCTGGTAAAATTATCTTCTGATCTCGTTTTGTTTTCATAACTAAACGATGTGATTGATGATTTTTTGTTGCTCCAAAAATTGTTTGATTGTTTTCGTAAACTTCCATTTTTTTAATTTCTTCTAAATATCCATTGATCTCTACAAATATAACTGCATCACTAATTGCATTACCCTGCTTTGTACCGCTCTTGTCTTTAGCAGTAAAAGAGGATAAAAATTCTTGTAAATCTCTTACTCTCATTTTTTTATCTGCATTTCTAATAGCTGAACTTCTTCGTTAAGTCTATCTATTTCTTTCATTAAGGTATCGTTTTGAGTTTTTAATTCTCGTATCGTACTAGACATATCCATTACAATTTGTTTTGTGCCTTTCAATTTATTTTCAGTCTCAACATACAAACTTTCTCTTTTTTTGTATTCCCATAAGTCTGCTCTATATTGTTCTGTTAAAAGTTGAATAGGTGTAGTATCTATTTTAGATTCGTTCTCATGACTCATATCTTCTCCATGTTCTTTCTTATTTGTATATGTACGCTTGTCTTTCATGCTATTGACAATATAACAATGTTACCTTAAAAAGTCAATATGGGTTTACCAAAAAGATTAACAGAAATGCAAAAAAGATTTGCTGAGTATTTAGTATTTGGCGGACCTAACGGTGTTGTTAACAAAACTGAAGCAGCTGAACTGGCTGGGTACTCTGTCAAACGAGCAAGAATAGAAGGCTCAGAACTTACCAACCCTAGACAATCTCCACTTGTGGTTAAATATTTAGACGAATTAAAAATGGAAAAAATGTTAAAATATGGTGTGACTTATGAAAGCCATATAACAGAGTTAGCTAGAATTAAAGATCTTGCCTTAAAAAAGAATTCTTTCTCTGCAGCTGTAAACGCTGAAACAAATCGAGGAAAGGCAGGAGGACTATACATAGACAGAAAAATAATAAAACATGGCAAATTAGAAGATATGACAGAAGAACAACTAGAAATGAAGATGGCACAGATTGAAGAAGACTACGCAAGTTTGTTAACCGATGATAATGTCATTGATGTTAGTGAATCCGAGTTATCTTCTTCACACAAGAAGTTGGAAAAACCGATCTCTCCGAAAAGTGAATAGAACCATCTGACTCTACATCGTACCCAGCAAAGATTCTTACAGTTTCATCATCCTTACTAAACAACCAACCCTCACTTACAGGTGTTGCAAGTTTCATATCTTTAAATTCTTTGTCTGAACCCCAACCGCCTTCAGTTATGATATCAATCCAATCTATACGCACACGCTTATATGGAAACACAACAGACTCTTTGACAGTCTTTGGTTTAGTGTAGCTGTTTATTCTTCTAGATTTTTTTTTGGATTTCATATCTGTATATGTATGGTAAAAAAATCAGTTTTACCAGAATTTTGTATCGCGCGCGCATAGGCAATCTGTAATTTA